ATAAATTCTGATATGTTATTATTAGCATAGGTAGATGTGTTACCATTAATAATTATTTGACCATATCTTTGTTGAAAATTAGTTGCACCAAGATTTATTGATTTAGCTGCTCCTGTACCTGTAGCACCTACATATAATGCTCCGTTAATAGAAGCGTAACTTCCAGATGCCCATAATAATCCTTTTACATCAGCTAAATCACCTACTTCTAATGAACCTGTTATATCAACATCACCAATAAATCTTGCTGAACCTGAGTTATTGTTTGATTGAGTTACTGCTAAGCTATACCCAAAACCTGGGGCAGCACCATTAAACCCAATATTAGTATCTTTTCTTAAATTAGTATCGTCATATACAGTTAAATCATCTCTAACTGCTACATCTCTAGATACATCTAATCCACCTGTAATTTCTAAATCAAATAAGTCAATATCAAATACTGAATTAGATGAACCAGAAACTATTAATTTTCCATCAACTCTAGCATCACCTGCAACTTGAAATCCTAATGATGCTGTGTTACCTGCAGTTAAGACTTGTTGTAATGTACCTATTGAAGCATTTTCTGCATATGAAGCTGTTACAGCATGTGAAGAACTTAAAGCATAAGATGCGCTTAATGCACTATCTGCTCTTACAGCATGAGATGCGCTTAAAGCACTATCTGCTCTTACAGCGTGAGATGCTGAAATAGATGTATTTGAACTATTAGCATGTGATGCACTTAAGGCATAACTTGCACTAGTTACATTTCCAGATAAATGTGAAGCTGAAATAGCGTAACTAGCAGATATAGGAATAAATTCTGTACCTGTAGCTGTTGCTAATACATTAAATACTCCACTTGCGGAGCGCTGTATTAAGTTTTGAAATGATTGACTGATGTACAGTCCTGAAATATCTTGTGCCATATTTTATATTTTATTTGGACCCGGCGGAGGGTATGATGGATATGCTGAATTAACAATTGGTAAACCTGCTTGTCGAGCTAAATTTAAATAAATTGCTCTTGTATTCCTTTGCATTACAATTGGTGATCTATATTGTGATCCGTAATCAGGAACGAACTGGTAAAGTAATGTGTTCTCTCCTAATTCTGGAAATTGATTAAAGTTTTCACTTAAATATCTTGATAATTGATCTGAATAAAATTGTTGTTTATTGTTTATAGACTGACGTTTAGTGTCATACATATTTTTATCAACATTAATACTATTTTCTCCCCCTGTAGGAGTCAATAAACCATTATTCCTTGTTCTAACATATACATTTTCTGTAATATTATATAATGAAGAATAAACTAATGCTGGTTGTATGTAATCATCTATTAATGTTTGATATGACCCTGATACACTATTGTTATCAATTTTTTCAATTAAAGTATTATATAACTTTGTTCCTATAATTGGTTGAATAACGATATCCTGTGCTTCTCTTATACCATTAACCATTAATGTGTCATCTACTGATTCATTTAAATCACTAAATGCTCTTACTTTTGCTTCGCTTATTAATAATGTTGTTGTCATATCTTATGCTGTTAATGGTGCGCTATCTTCTATTTTATCATCTAATACTGCTTCATCTTCTATATTAGCTTCTTGAGAAGTTACTACTTCTGCTTCTTCTTCTTCATCATATTCGAATAATGGGTTTTTCTGAACAACACCTAATGTTATATCACCATGATTTACTTCTAATAAACCTTCAAACGTAGCTAATATGCTTTGTTGAAATGGTAAAACAACTGTNTTNAANAATAATCTNTATGCTGTTTCTAATTCATCAGCATTATTACCTAATCCCGTATTTTCCTTAATTCCTAAAAGTGCTGGACTTGTAATTCTATGAGCTGTAAGTATCTTTTGAGATACCACGTCGTTCAGCGTAGTGTAATAGTCATCAGCTCCATTTTGTGGTATTGGCGTGATATCAGGTTTTAGCGACGGATCTGCAACGTCCATATAGAGCATGTTTCCTGCATTACTAGTACCTTCGTACTGTAACCTTAACATATTCTCTATAGCCATACGCTCCTCATCATTTGCATTTGTATAAGTTGTAATTGCAAGTGATGGTGCTAAACCATTTTTAATGTTTGATATATGAAAGTTATCGACTTCCTGATCAAGATCGATTACTTTAGATCCACCAACGTAATCGGGAAGAGGATAGTATTGTTGACCTGGTCTGTAAGGATTATGGTACAACATCTGTTTTGGTTCATCCGCGCGTTTCTCTAAATTGAAAGCTGGTAATGATGGTAATTTTTTATCTTCATCCTGAATAGTATAATTCCAAATTGGTTTCCAATCGTGGCTGATATAATATCCTGGTATTTTGTTACGTTCGTTTTTTTCCATAGCTCGAACGTGACTGAAATCTACATGATAAATTTCTGCTATCTTGCTTCTATCTCTAGAGTAAATAATCTCTAAAGCATAGCCTCCAAAGAGTTTGTAATCTAAAGCTACTTTACCGAAGATATCATTCCATGATTCTCCTTCTCTGTTAGCAACTTTTAGTATTTGTTCATCTTCTGTTATTAATCCTTCACCTGTGATTGCTTGTACAATTGAATTTACACATGAAGCATGAATTGATGATTGGTTGTACAATGAAATCAGATACTCTGGGTATTGATTATCAACACCGAATTTCATATACTTAGGCATATCACTATTAGCGGCTCTGTACTTGTTTGTCTCTCTATCAAATCCGTTATTTATAGCGAATTCTTCTTTTTTAATAGCAGAGAAGTTAAATTTTTTATTGTTTTCCATTAGTCTTGATAAGTATTAAACGTTGCGTTTTCATTATTAGATATATAATCAGTTATAGCTGGATCATTTGATCCTGACACCCAAACACGTTCTGTATCTATAAAACCACCGTCTCTTTTAGCACCAGTTAGATATTCTTGAAAATTATTCCAAATATAATCTATAATTGCTACTGGTTCATTATTATCTTGCCAGATTAAAGCTGTTTGATTCCAAATAGCAGGTGCTACAGGAGAGAGCAATGGTGATATATCTGCAAACCATTGACCACTTGCTGTAGGTGCTAAATCTTTACTTGATTGAACAAGTAACCATCCTGAACCGGCTTGAGTTTTATTTGAGGTTATACTACCTGACAATTCCCATTTAGACTGATCATAACTACTAGTAAGAGAGTATTTAACTTCAGAGGCACTTATTCGTGTGTTACAAAAAATTGCACTCGTATCTGTTCCACTGCTACTGTAATTTAGTCTAATCATCGTCTAAGAATAAATATTGTTTTTATTTTTTCTATATATAAAAAGGGGCCACGTATGTAACCCCTTCAAATATACTTAATTTATAATCCTTCTGTTATACCCGAAAGTATACCAGCTAGACTTGATCCACTTACTTCACTTGCTGGAAATGGTTCATCTCCTGTAAATGTTAAAGTGTAACCGTTTAAATCTCCGAAAGCTGTCCCCGTCTGTCCAGTTCCACCTGATAATGTCATACCGTTTTCTTGACCTAAATAGAAAAATTGTCCTATTCCGCCGTCTTCAGTACCATTATTAGTTTGAACTATAATCTTAAGGTCTGGGTTTTGAGCCAGTACCTTAACTTGATTACGAGTTGACGATTGTAGTTTTTGAAATGGTGCGTTTACTACTTGTTCGTAATAAACTGTTCCGTTTTCAATGCTACTATTAATAGTTTCAGTAAAGTCACCTGTGTTTTTAGCTAGTTCGAATAAAAAGAACGTACCTGATCCACTGATTGCTGTAATTAAACCATTTGTTGCGCCTACCACTGAACTAACTGAACCACTTAAGATGTAAAGTTGACGAAGTCCACCCATGTTGTCACGACAACCTAATTGAAATCCGCTTGTAATATCACATGCCATAATTTATAGTTTTTAGTTAGTTAATGTTCGGTTAAGCTTGATCGTTTGATACCCAATACTTTGGATGACCAATTTGAGTTCCTAATTTGTTTCTCAGTCTGTATTTCAAAGTATCACTATTGATATCGTACCAAAGTTGATAGTTTGAAGTATCTGATAATAAATCAGTTCCTACATAAGCATCAGATGCTGGTCCTAATACTACTCTTTCTGAAGATCTTAATCCCCATCCTCCAACGATTACTACGTTTGGATATCCTGGTAAAGGTACTTCATAAAAACCACCTCTTGATTTAACCGTTGTTGGGTCAAAGTGAAATAAGTTTTGTGTAGTTAAACCATTGATGATTCTTTGGAATACTGCTATTCCACAGAAGAAAGTTAAATCACTTACATCAATGATGTTTGGATCTGCTACTGCTATCATACCTGTTAATTGGTCGTATGCAGTTGATCCTGTAATTGGAGTTGCAGAAGCTCCTGTAGCAACAACAACGTTAGCTGTTGAACCAGAAATTAATGCTTTTAATCCATCTGCTTCAGCTGTTACACTAGATCCAGGAAATACTGATCCTGAAGCTGCGTTCCAAATAAAGTTATCATTGTCTTGTTGAGCTTTAGCTACTAATTCAGTAGTTAAGTCGTTAAGTAATGAAAAAGTTTCCTCGTAAGAACCTGGAGGAAGTGCTGAAATACCTAAGTATTTCTGTGTTAATGTTTGTAAGTTCCAGCTATCGTAAGCTGTTCTTTTGGAAACAGTAATGTTTCTTTGAGTAAATATTGCTGAACCACTTGGAGTAGTTACTGCATCACCACCTTGAAAATAAGGTATAACAGCAACCTTGTTCAAAGGCT